GATTTAACAACACTTGGCGTAACTTTTCATTACGGTGTTGAAACCGCTAAAGGAACGAAGCCAACTGCATTCACCTGGTTAAAAAGATGTAGTTCCATCGGTGGAATTTCACTTGATACAGAGCAGATTGACGTATCAGCTCTTGAAGACTTCATTACACAGTACGCATCTGGTAGACAGGATACTGGTGGTACTTGGGATGTAACCTTCAATCTTAACGCTGATGTTATCACAGCATTAAAGAAGCTTATGACTGATACGGCAACAGGAAAGACAAAAGGATTTAGAGTTTGGTTTGAAGTTGTATTTCCAGACCTCGAAGATGCATTCTTTGTTATCGCAGACCCTGGAAAAAATATTCCACTGTCTGACATTGGGCAGAATGAAGCAGCAACAATTCCGCTGTCTCTCATTATTCAGGAATACAAAGGTCTTGATACAAAAGTTGTTTCCGAAGAGCTTACACAGGCTTTAGACACCGCAAAAGCAGTAGCAGATTCCACAGGCGCAATGGCACTCAGCTAATAAATATATCTGGAGGATTATAAAATGGTAACTTTTAATGTACATGGAAAAGAATATAAGGTTGTATTTGGATATGGACTTCTTACAAAAACAGATGTGCTGGACAAGGTACAGGGGATTACAGATGGAAAAGAGAGAAGCCTTCAGAAGATGATTTCTCTTCTCCCAGAACTGCTTCTTGCCGGACTTCAAAAGAAGCACAAGGAAGAGTTTGGGTATGAAAGTGATTTTGAAAAAGAAGCTGCTCTTGATAAAGTCTGTGACCTTTTGGATGATTACGAAGATGAAGGAACTGAGGAAAATCCAAAAAGCGGATTTGATTTATACCAACTTCTCGACAAAGAATTGGAGAAAAATGGTTTTTTATCCGGTCTGCTGAATGCAGTAGCAGAAGCACAGGCAGTGGAGAAGAATGCAACGAAGCTTCCGCAGGATCACAAAAAGAAAAATTAACTTTTCGAGAAGTTGTTTACAAAGAGATTCTTCCTTTATACCTCTCTATCGGTGTATCTAAAGAAGAATTTATGGATTCTACTCCAGCGGAATTAAAACCTTATCTCGAAGCTGAAAAGATACGGCAAAAAAGAAAAGACGCTGAGCTTTGGCAAGCGGGCATTTATGAAACATCAGCCACATTCACAGCTGTTGCAAATGCTTTAATGGGGAAAAAATCCAAAGCAGAGTATTTGAAGAAACCTTTACTGGAATCAGCAGAGGAAGAAAAGCGTAAACAGGAAGGCATACTTTCCGAAGAAGAAAAGAAAAAACAGAGAAACGCACTTTTGGCAAGCTTGCAACTCATGCAGGCGAACTTTGAGCTTAACCATGAAAAGGGCAGGCAGGATGAATAAGTCTTGTCTGCCCTTTATTTTTTTGTAAAAAAAGGAGGGATAAATAAAATGGCTGATAATACCATTGATACCCTTGATATACAAATTAGCAGTAGTACAGAAAAAGCAGTACGTGCGCTGACTAATCTTTCAAATAAACTCACAGAAGTTAATTCCGCATTAAGCGGAGTTAATACAAACGGATTACGTAGTTGTGTAAGGGAACTTGGAAAGCTAAAAGAACTTGATATAGGGAAAATGACAAGCATTGCTGATGGAATTGGAAAATTCTCAAATTCCATAAAGACAATGGGTGGAGTAGATTATAAAGGTTCTGGTCTGAATGCAGTTATCAACTCAATCAACAGGCTTAGCCAGGTTGATGTTAGTGGATTTGATTCTGGAAAACTTGGAGAAATAATCCATAAATTAAGCAATTTGGCAGAGATTCCAGATGTATCTTCCGGTGTTAATCGTTTTGTTAATTCAATGGCTAGATTAGCCAATTCCGGTGAATATATTGCGAATGTATCCGCTGAATTGCCTACATTGGGAAGTAGATTGAAATTTATCACAGAAAGCTTTATTGGTGTTGATGGAATTTCAGATTCCGTAAATAGGTTTGTTCAGTCAATTGCACAATTGGCAAGCGCCGGCGGTAAAATTTCTCAATCTTCTGGACAGCTTGGAACACTAGCAAATGAAGTATTGTCATTCTTTAATGTAATGAAAACCGCACCAAAAATCAGCGAAAACACAGTAAGAATGACAGAAGCTTTGGCACAGTTAGCTAATGCAAGTGGAAAAATAAATAAAACCACAAATTCTCTTTCGAATTCATTTTCGAGATTATCAAATTCCACAAATGGACTTGGAAATGCTGGAAGAAGGTTATCCTCCATAATTGGAGCTGCAAGTTCTGCTTTAACTGGATTTGGAAATAATGCAAATGCAACTTCAAAAAAAGTTGGTTCATTAACTTCACAACTTGCCGGATTATATGCGAAATTCTTCACGGTGACAAGAGGAATTAAAGCACTTTGGAATTCTGTAAATTCTGCATCAGATTATGTTGAAACACTTAATTATTTTAATTCTGCGTTCGATCAAGTTACTGATGGATTAGATGTCAGCAAATGGCAGAATGCAGGAGTAAAATCCGCAGAGGAATATGTCGGTTCCTTTGAAAAGCGTGCAAAAGAGCTGACAAAAAAAATGACCGGATTTGAAGTATCAGATGCAGGTGATCTGACTAGAACAAAAGGCGTGAGCCTTGGACTTGATCCAAAACAAACGATGAACTATCAAGCTACTTATGCACAGATGGCGTCATCAATGGGGGCAACAGCAGATGCATCAACTAAGGTTTCACAAGTTTTAACAGAAATTGGAGCTGACCTTGCATCTGTAAAAAATCTTGAGTTCGATGATGTTTGGAACGATATGGCATCCGGCATAACCGGAATGAGCAGGGCGCTTGATAAATACGGCATTAATATCCGTGTGGCAAATTTACAACAGGAACTTTATAATCTTGGAATTGACGCTACTGTATCAAGTTTAAGTCAATCGGACAAGGCTATTCTGAGAACTATAACAATCTTGAATAGTTCAAAGTATGCATGGGGTGACCTGGCTAATACGATAAATCAGCCGGCAAACCAACTTAGATTACTACAATCTAACTTTTCCGCACTTTCAAGGACAATAGGTTCATTATTCATTCCGATTATCTCAAAGGTTCTTCCATATATAAACGCCTTTGTTATTGCAATTCAGAGAGCTTTTTCGTGGGTTGGAAGACTTTTGGGTATCAAAATGTCCGATTATGTTGCTTCCACAGGAAGTGCCGCAGTTGATATGGGAAGTATTGCAGATAGTACAGAAGATGCAGCTTCCGGGCTTGACAAAACAAATGACAATGCGAAGAAATTACAAAAAACTCTTTCTGTGCTTTCATTTGATGAATTAAATCAATTAAATGATGCAAAAGTTAGCAATTCTTCCGGCTCTTCCGGAAGTGGAGGCGGTGCGAGTGCACACCTTCCAGAACTGGATGCTGCATTAGATAAAGCCCTGTCAGAGTATCAAGCTGCATGGGATAAAGCTTTTGAAGAAATGAATAATAAGGCAAATGATACCGCTGATCAGATTGTAGCTGTATTTAAAAAAATTCGTAAAGCGGCTAAACCAACAACTGCATCAATCAAGAAACTTTATGATGAAGGTCTTAGCAAGCTTGGAAACTTCTCTATTACAGCTCTGAAAGATTTGTGGAATAATTATCTGAAACCAATTGGATTATGGATGTTATCTGACAATTCCGGGCTTCCTCGATTCTTTAATATTACGAATGATTTACTAAATAAAATCAATTGGGGTAAACTGAATAGCTCGCTTTCCGGTTTCTTTACAATGCTTCAAAAGCCAACAAAATTTGTTTGGACTGGTCTTATGGATTTCTATGAGAAATTCTTAGTGCCGGTAGGTACATGGACAATGAATAGTGCAATCCCGGAACTTGTTGACGCATTAACAAATTTCGGAAACAACATTCACTGGGACGAACTTAATTCGGCATTGAAAAACTTCTGGGATGCACTTGCGCCATTTGCACAAAATGTTGGACAGGGAATTGTTGACTTCTTCAAAGATTTGCTCGATGTTGGAGAAAATTTCATCAATACAACGCTTCCTGGAGGCTTGAACTCAATTGCCGATGCAATAAAGAATATCAGCCCGGAAACTGCACAGGCAATTGGAAAAGGACTTGGACAAATCTCCATTGCAATCCTTGGATTCAAAGGATTAACCTTTATTGGTGGAATCATCGGAAAAGACAGCCCATTAGGAAAAGGACTTGCTTTATTGGCAAAACATCCTTATGCAGCAATGGCACTTGGCATCAGTGGAATCGTACTTGCACTTGATAATTTCGGAGTTATTGATGTTGACTGGGAGTGGATTTGGAGTAGCATTGACCGTGTAAAAACCTCAATACAGAATTTTATTGATAAGGTTGATTGGAATGCTGTTGGAACTGCTCTTGGAAATTTATGGTCTGCATTCCAACCATTTGCAGAGGGATTTGCAGATGCGTTGATTACCGGACTTGAAGGAATAATTAATATCGGAGCGGACTTAATCAACGGTATCGCAAATGCTATTAATTGGCTTTCCGAGAAGTTAAGCGGAGTTGACCCTGAATTTATAAAGAAAGTCGGAAAAGCATTTGGGACTCTTTTTGCAGTAAAGATTGCAAAAGATATTGCGTCAAAAATCTTTTCATTTGCAAGTGGAATTGGCTCTTTAGGCTCAAAAATTTTATCATTTTTAGAGGCCGAGCCTTCCAGTGCGGCAGAGGCAATAGGAACGCTTGCTGAAAAAGCATCCGGTGCAAGTGGAAAGTTTTCATCCCTTGCCGCGGAATTAGGCCCTCTTGTCGGTGAAGCTGGACTTATCGTGGGAGTTGGCGCAGCGGCAGTAGCAGCAACCTCTCAATTAGCCGGATTGGTTGAAACCATGCAGGGCGGAAATGGTATTGGAACCACATTTGGAAATACCATGAACAACTTTATCCAGACTTTGCAGGGACGGGGAGATCTTATTTCCAGTTCAGCAGAAGAAGTCTGGCAGTTAAAAGAAAGCCTGGAACAGGAAGGAATGACCGCCGAAGATAAAGCAACAGCCACTCAAAAATTAATTGAGAAACTTAGTTCTATGGGTGTTACTTCAACACAGGCAAGGCTGGCATTTTCATCTTTGCATCAGCAGGGACTTATTACGGATGATATGTTTAATATTCTGGCAGAGTCAATTAAAACCATGAGTAATAATACAAGCAATATGGCGGGTTCTGTCGATTTAGGAAACAAAAAAATTAAAGACGGAAGCCCTCTTTATAACAAAATGAAAGTGGCAATTGGAAATGTTACAAATCAACTTCACCAAGGAAGTGATGCACAAACATCAATGAACAATGCACTTGATAATGTTATGGATTCTGGTGGTACTGCACAAGAAGCTTTCAAGGCAATCATGAGCACTGCTCAAGCACTTGGCCTTAACACAGAATCAGTTGCAAAGATTTTTGCAGAGGCATTTCCAGAAGCAGTTAAAGTGACAGAAAGCACAGCGAAAAATTCATTTAGTGGAATGGCAACATATGCAACAACTAACATGGGGACTGTCAGCACTGCTGTTGCAAATGCTTCTAGCTCCGTGTCATCCAAGACAAAAACTGGCTTTGGTCTCGCTAATACCGCCGTAAGCACGGCAATGGCTGGAATGAAAAAAAGCACAGAAAGCACAATGCCTTCTATTTTGTCAAGCATAAAAGATGTCAACGGAAAGGTAAACACTAACTCAAAGACCAAATGGGAAGGCTCCGCCGGAGAAGTATCAAAAGCATTAAAAACTATGGATGATGATGCAAAAACCATAATGGGTAGAGTTATGACAACCATTCAAAGTTATTGGTCATCCGTCCTCATAAATACAAGCCAGATATGGGAAAAGGCTTCTGGAAAAGTTGATACGGAAACTGGAAAAATGAAAACTTATATAGAAACCAATTTGTCTGGGATTTCCAGTAAGATTGAAAGCTTATTCAAAATAGATTTAAAATCAGCCGGACAAAATACTGCACAATCATTTGCAGATGGAATGAAGTTAGTTACATTGCCAACTCTTACTTATCGTATTTCAGAATGGAGAAAACATAATCTTGGAAACGGAAAAACAAGTTCCACTCCTGTATATAGTCCTAATTGGTATTACCCCAATTGGTATGCCAAAGGTGGTCTTTTCAATGGTGCACAGGTAATTGGAATCGGTGAAGCTGGTTCCGAAGCCGTTCTTCCTCTGGAAAATCCGCGAACCATGAAGAAGATCGCAGACAGCATTGTTTCCAGTTCAGACGGAAGCATGGGACTCACAAAAGAAGAAATGACAAAAGCAGTAGCACAGGGCGTTGCAATGGCAATGAGTATGAACGGTGGAAACAAGAATCCGCAGTACATTATGAACAGCATTATCCTGGACGGAAGTGAAATTGCGAAAGCAGTAACAAAAGCCCAGAATGATACGGATAGCCGTTTCAATCCATCCCCGGCATATTGATTTTTGACTGATTGTGTGGTATAATTTTCTCAATGAAGAAGTACACACGGTCTTGAATTTTTGAGCCGCTAAGAAGAAACTAATATTTCTCAATCGTGAGGAATTTTTATCTTACTTGGCGGCTCTTTTTATTTTATCCATTAATATAAGGAGGAATGGAGAATGTTGGTAGAAGTTATGATGATTGGAAAAGTAGAAACCAGTATTGCAACAAGCCTAGATATTGCGGAGACATTCGGGAAAGAACATAAAAGGGTTTTGCAAGATATAAGAGAGCTTGAATGCAGTGAGGATTTTAGACGGCACAATTTCGTGCAGTCCTCTTACGTCAATTCTCAAAATAAGAAACAGCCAATGTACTATGTAACCAGAGATGGATTTACACTTTTAGCTATGGGCTATACTGGCGAAAAAGCAATGAAATTCAAAGAGGGCTATATTCGGCAGTTTAATGCAATGGAAAAGCTTCTTATTGGAAAAATCAAAGAACGTGAAAAAGGAATTGCAGTAAGGCAAGCGTTTACAAAGGCAATCCAGCAATCTTCTGAAAATGAAAGAATGCACGGACATGCCTATTCTACATATACAGACGTTATTTACAAGTCCATATTTGGCAAAAACGCCAAGCAACTGAGAGAGGAATTCGGAATCACAAAAAAAGAAAGTATGAGAGATTATTTTTCAGAAGAAGAGTTGGTGAAAGTTCAGAACGCAGAAATGCTTGTGAGCGCATTAGTCGGATATGGATGGGGATATAACGAAATAAAAGAATTTATTCTGAATAAAGGAATTAATAAAATTGCGGCATAATTTTGAATTTTTAGACAGCCCGCATTTAAAATGAGGTCTGGAAAGGTTCGATTTAAAATGGAACCTTTTTCACAGGGAGGAATATCATGTCATATAAAAATTACATCTTAATCCAAAAGCATTTATTCCGCAGCGAATACATTTTTGCAGATACAGAAGAGTATCTGGCAGACCAACTTTTTAAGAATGAGAAAATTCGGGTGAATTTTGGAAAAGAATATGGACATAAGGAAGAGAAGTATCTTCTTGTTTTCTGTAAAATCTGGAATAAAGACCAAGGAAAGTTTTTTAAAGCAATTGAAAAGCTGAGAAATAAAATGCCACTGGTCGGGAATATCGACTATGAGGAATTTTGCAAAGACGTATTTAGCTTGTTTGAATAATTAATTTCGGTAAAATAAGGCTTTATCTGAAAATTAAATTGCTCAAATAAGACCTTATTTTACTATTAATGATAGTAAATAAGAATTAAATAGGGAGCAAATAAGGAAAAACAAGTTTTAATTTAAGGTAAAATAATTTTTTATTTTGCATCAAATAAGAAAAAATAAGCGTTAAATAAGAAATAAATAAGAATTTTATTTCGACACAAAAATCCGTAAAAATCAGCATAACAGATAAAATATGTATTTTTACAAGTTGAATTTTGGTGAAATATAATATAAAAATGACGAATTTAGAGTTCTTATTTTTTTAGACGCACAAAAGACGCATAGTAGACGCACTCAGATTAAGGTTTAGATAAAGGTTTAGATTTAGATATAGATTTAGATATAGATTTAGATATAGATTTAGATTAAGAAAAAGAGAAAGAATTATATTTTGAATAATATCTAACGATATTATTATGTCAGATAAATCTGACGCAGAATGAGAAAAGGGAGGACACACTATGATATTTTGGCTATCAATAATCATTTTTGCAGTCGGCGTTGTTATTCTGATTGCAAATAGAATAGGAGAATCTTTAAGCTACGAATATGAGTATTCGAATGTGAGCGCAACCGTGCTTGTTTTGGGCGTAGCAGTGGCTTTTATCGGTGCGGTATATCTTTTGATCGCTGGATTGCTTTTAGCAATAAGCCAGACTACGGTTACCGCCACCAGACAGGCAAATGCAGAGAAATACAAAGCATTGACTTACAAACTGGAAAGTGAAGCTTGCCGAGATCAATTCGGACTTCTAAACAAAGAAATTGTTGACGAGGTACAGAGATGGAATGTAAAAGTAACTTACTACAAAGCAATGGAGGATAACTTCTGGATTGGAATTTATTATCCAGATGTGTACGGTGATCTGGGAACGATTGATTATGAGACATATGAGGGTAATTAATTGACATGATAAAATAATAAAATCCGTTTCAAAAACATCTCACACGATAAAATATAGGTACAAGCCAAGAAAATTGATTTTTGAGCAAAGAAATTAATTAATTGTGGAGAAAGGAAACAAAGAAAATGAACAGACCATTATTTGAACCAGGGGATATTGTACAGCACTTTAAGAGAGAAACCATCGAGAATCCGCATGATAATGAATACCTGTATGAGATTGTTGGTTTTGCTAGGCATACGGAAACAGGAGAAGACCTAGTGATATACAAAGCCCTGTATGGCAGTAAGCAATTATACGCCAGACCGAAAAATATGTTTTACAGTGAGGTAGATCGTGAAAAATATCCAAATGTGAAACAGAAATATAGGCTCGAGAAATATCATGGAGTGGTGTACGTGTAATGGATTTCAAGCAGACTTACTTTTCCATCTGGCAAGATATATGGAATCTTCACAAGAAGTACGCCTTTATCTCAAAGGATGATATTCCACAGTGGGAAAATCTCACCATGGAAGCAAACCGGATTCACGATAAATACTCTGATTCGGTCGGCGCAAAATTTGCCGAAGCTCTTTTGTTTGCCGTAACTGCGGAAATTGATAGAAAAGCGAAATAGTGCTTCCAGAATCCGCCCAAAGGTGGTACAATATGGGTATCAAATATTGGGGGTGCGTATGTATGAAGAAAATGAAAAGAGTTATTGTTGCGGCAACCGTGATGGCAAGTTTGGTGACTACAACACCTGTTATGGCTTTTAAATGGAGCAACAGTACAAGTGCTGAGAAACAATCAACAAATGCGTTTGACAATTGGAAATCCGTGTGTAAAGATACCGTATCAAAAATGGATGCAAGTGACGAAAATACAGCTGATTGCGCATTGTTTATAAAAAACAATTACAATGATGTAAAAAATTTTTCTGTATGGCCGGATGCTAGCAACCCACCAGAGTCTTTAGTATATTTTGCAATTGGAATTTCTTATTTTGGTGAGAAATTTGATTCAAGCACTATAGCTGGACAAATTAGCCAAATAGGATGGAATGCATTATCTTGCTTGTATGACGGAGACATGGATGGATTTTCTCAAAACATGGTTGATTTAAAGGCTAAGTATGAGGAAACTGGTGATATAATATATGAAATATCATATAACGAGGGGCAGTATAAGGTCGGAATAGACATACCAGCAGGGGAATACGTATTATTAAGTGATTATGAGAGCGCATATTTCTCTGTATCATCAGATGCAAACGGAGATGATATAATCATAAATGATAATTTTGTATATAATTCCGTGATAACAATAGATGATGGACAGTATATAGAATTAAAAAGATGCTATGCAGTCCCTACAGATGATGTGGCACCACTTGATAAGACAAAAGCGAGCATGTTTAGAGTTGGAAAAGACATACCATCTGGCGAATATGCGCTTGTTCCAGATTCAGAAGATGGGTATTATTGCATTTATAACGACAGCCATCAAGTTGATATTATTTCAAATAACAATTTTACAGGAAATACGTATGTAAATGTTTCGGATGGACAGTATTTAGTATTAAGTCGTTGTTCAATAAAAGAGTGATGATAAAAACTAAGGCTAGGGATTTCGCCCTAGCCTTTATTTTAGTTCATCCAATTATATGTATAAGAATCATTAACATATACTTCAAATTTATCTGGCGTTATTGTATCGTAATTCCTATCGTGAGGGAATCTAAATTCAAGATAAGCAGTTGAACCAGGATTTTCAACGTGAGCAAATTGATAATCATATCCAACTATTCTTCCATCTTTGTAAAATACGACTGCAATAGTTGTGTAAGAGTTTCTTTTTCCATTATTAGTTACTTTTACCATAACATTTCCAGCTCCAAAATTAGCTGAATAGTGTATTCCGGAATTGTTCAAAATAAGGCTTGAAGAAGCCTTTTCAATTTTTAAATTAACTTTGAAAGAATCCCAGGTCTTGTCAGCGTTCCAACCTTGAAGCGCACATTTTGAATGTGGAGCAAAAGCGTATATACTATCAGAATCCGTTCCAATCATAGAACCATTCAAAAAATAAACAAACTCAACTCTAACACGTACTGCATAATCATAATGATTTTCAAGAATTGCCACCGCTCCATATGGAGTTGATTCAGCGTGGTAAGTTACAACGTTTCTAGCGGTACTGGTGTTCCCATTAAAACCACTACTGGTATTTGCCTTTTTCACGGTAACTTTACAAGTGTATTTCTTTTTGCCAATCTTTGCAGTAATCGTTGCGGATCCTTTTTTCTTAGCTTTTACTCGTCCTTTGGAAGATACCGTTGCAACAGATTTCTTACTACTTGTCCATTTTACTTTTCTTTTTGTTCCAGTTACTTTTAATTGTAATGTTTGACCGACTTTCAAAGTGGCTTTTTTCTTGTTAATTTTACCAGCCGCCGATACTGGAACTGCCATACAGACAATCAGTAACATTATGGTCAAAACTGCCAGTAACTTTTTGGATTTTTTCATATGCGTTTTCCTCCCTAAATCAGTATGATATCTGTATTTTACCACTCCAAAATGAATAGTGGAATAGGAAATTTGAAAAAAATAACGATTCATCAAAATGACGAATCGTCAGTAAAAAAAACTGCCCATTAAAATTGAAGAGCATGGTTCTTCACTAGGAGGAACGAACAGAAAAATTGATATTTCGTCTTTATGGCAGACTATATATGCTTACAAGGTGCACGAATTTGAGCGGTTATATAGGTTTTAGCCATACATGGCGAAAAGGCGTAGAAATTTCGACACCTTTTATTTTTAATAGGGGTGCTTCTAATTTGATGCACCCTACTTCTATGATTGATATTTTGAACTATCATCAATTTGATGACGGTTAGCATTTCGGACAATTTGTCCTAGGTTCGCCACAATGACTAGTGGCTCCGCATTCATGCGGAAAAGTGGATGCTTCAATCACCAAAGTCAATTTTACTTCGGCTAACTGCGACTCTTCCTAAAAGACGAGACGCACACTGTCGAAAATTCGACAGTGAATAAGCCGCCGAAATTTCGGCTCCATTATTTTGTGGAAGCCAATTCTACTAAAATTTTAGCGAAAAGGTGTTCGTCATAATGACGAGAACCTTGATTGATACGTTTTCTAAAATAATAGAAAATGCTCTTGACTTTTGTACGCCCATAAATTATAATGAATTATGCAAGGACAAAATAAGGAGGTGAACAAAATGTCCCCAAGAACAGGTAGACCACCTGTAAATGGTGAATCAAGAAAGGAAAAGCTCAATATTCGTCTTACAAAAGAAGAAAAAGGACGCATAGACAAATGTGCAGAAGAACTTGGAATTTCAAGAACGGACACCATTATGAAAGGAATCGGTCTAATAGAAGATGAAATAGGCGAAAAATAAGGAACTGGCTCCCTAGGAAAGAAACAGTCCCTTATACAACACCCCCTACAGGGGATATGCAAATTATAACACTGTATATCCCCTGTTTGCAAATAGATTTTTTAACAACAGGAGGATTTTCTATATGAACGAAATCACAATTAACACAGCAAACCGGACACCTATTGAAATCGCACTTGGCATTGATGAAGAGGGAATGACTACTGCAAGAAAGTTATATGCCTTTTTAGAATTGGATTCTAGCAATTATTCAAGATGGTGCAAAAGAAATATTATTGAAAATGATTTTGCAATGGAGAATGAAGATTATGTGCGACTCGACATCAATGTCGAGACACCGACAGGTGGCGTTATTCAAAGAGAAGATTATAAACTCTCTGCCAGCTTTGCAAAGAAACTTTCCATGCAATCAAAGAGTGTCAAAGGTGAACAAGCCAGACAATATTTTCTCAAAGTAGAGGACAAATTAAAAGAAACAGTTCGCCACCCAGTACCAATGACCATCCCCGAACAGATTCAGCTTCTAGCACAGGGAAACGTAGAACTGAATAAGCGGATTGATGATATCCAGACAGAGTTTGAGACTTTGAAAATGGATTTGCCGATTCTCCCGATTGAAGCGGAGAAAATCACGGAAGCAGTAAAGAGAAAAGGAACACTGGTGCTTGGCGGTAAGGAATCCAATGCTTACAATAGCCGTTCCATTCGTCAGAAGATTTACAGTAACATTCATTCCAATCTGCGCTACCAGTTCCAGGTCAAAAGCTACAAGGCAATTAAGAGAAGCCAAGTAGAACAGGCAGTCAAGATTATTGGAGAATACAAACCGCCAGTTTTCTTGAAGAATGAGATTGATACAGAAAACGCACAGCAGAGATTCTTTTAATTAGATTTTTACAGGGATACACAGGAGGAAAATAAAATGACAGAAAATATGGATAGAGAAGACACAATGTTCGAAGTAGAGGACACTATTGATAAAATCAAGTTTCTTGTGGATGATTTCATGGAACAGTATGGATTTAACAGCACAAAAGAGATGGACAAAGAGAAAAGCCTTTCCTTTGCATATAACAAGCAATTTATGACAATGAAACTGTTGATTTTGAGCGATTATGCCAATAAAGCAAGACAGAAATTTAAGGCTCTTGAATCTATGGAGCAGAAAGCGTGATCGTATGGCAAATAGAATCCAGTTCAATGACTTTCAGAAAAAGAGTGTGTACGCCAAATGCAACGGAAAATGTGCG